CGAGAAGATGCCGCTGAAGGCCGTGTCGGAGCGCCTGGGCCACGCCAACGTCGAGGTGACGATGATCGTCTACGCGGGCGTCCTGACGGGCGACGACCAGGAGCTCGCGGCCACCATGGACCGGGTCGTGAACGGGTGAGGCGGGGTTTAGCAGGTTTACCCGGTTTAGCCGGTTTACCCGGCTTTTACCCCGCCGGGTAACGCCTGGGGGTAAAGCCGCCACTAACTTGCTAGAAAATCAAGGCACTTGCGCGGGCATCCCACCATCATGTGAGGACCGAAAGCGGGTGCTATCTCGTTGATTTCCGTGCATTCCGTGCCGCATCTGATGCACGATTTTGCGGCCTGTGCGGCCTGTCCGGGTAACGGATTGAAATAGGTTGACTTCGCCCCGGCAGATGCGTCTGAATGCCGCCGGGTGATGCGTTTTTGTTTTCCTCCCGGACCTGCCACCCAGCAGGCAACTGCCCGGCCCTCGCAAGGGGCCGGGCTTTTCTTTATCTTACTGCCGCTTAAGCTGGCTTCATTCCTCGCCCTGCATTGCGCCGTAGAGCGAACGCACTCCCAGCAGCCCTTGGCTGGCGCGGGACAGAGGATCCGCGTACCACGCGCGCGACACAGCGTAGGGCAATGCCAGTGCAGTAACAGGCGCCAGGGTCGCCACCCCGGTTTGCGCGGCAGCGCCGCCTGCTGCGTTTCGGGGGTTTAATCTCGCGCCCGTCAGTACGTCCTGAACCATCGTTCGCTGCGCCGTCCCGCTGTTGGGCACCGGATTGGGCAGTAGCTGTCCAGCCCTGACTAGACGGGTGAAGGGGTCGTTCGACGTAGCAAAGGCTTCCGGCGTGAGCGAGGCTCTTTCAGCCTGGGCAAGCGCCGTCGGCGGGATGAAGCCCGTATTCAGCTTGTCCCTGCCGGTGGCGCTGCCCATCGCCTCGCGGACGCGCGAGAACAGCGCGTACTCGCGATCAAGGTCTTGCCAAGCTTGGCGCAGCTGCGAGCCCGATTGATTTTGATTGCGAGGTCCAGGGAGGGCCGGAACGCCCGGCGTGCCACCAGACGGAGTAGCCGATGCCGACCGCTCCATGAGGCCTTGCAGACTTTCCCGCAGCCGCTCCATAGCCTTTCCGTACTCGCGGACCTGGGGCACCTCGCTGCGGCCTGAGACGTCAACCGCGCGCCGTAGTTCGTCGTCGATCATGCGGTAGTTTGCGCCAGGCATCTCCGCACCTTGCGCGCGCGCTGCGGCAAACTGCTCCACTCTTGCGAGTTGGCTTTCAAAAGCGCGGTAATTGCTATCGTCCAAGCCCCGGACGTACTGCCCCCGCATCTGGGAAAGGTCATTCGCGAACCGCTGGTCGGGCCTGACGACAGTCGCGGCTTCAAGCGCATCGAAGCGCCGCCCAAAGGCGGCGCCCGCAGCGTTCAGCACCTCCGGCGTCGCGATGTCGCTATCCAGACCAAACTGCCGGTTAACGGCGCGCGTCCAGGCGCGCATCTGATCGTCGATCGCACGACCGGCCCGCGCCGCCGAAGTCGGCAAGAACGTCATCGCGCTTTCAGCATACTGAGCCCACTGATTGTTCAACTCCTGCCCAGGCGTCAGAGGGATGCCGGCATTACGAAGAACTTCGATGTTCGCTTGACGTACCGGCGTCGTCTGGTTCGGCAGGATGTCACGCGGGCGAACACCAGGCACGACGCCAGCCACAAGACCTGCCGGAACCGCAGCCTCCACGGGCGCGCCAACCTCCAGTAGCCCTTGGGTCGTGGTCGCCCCAATCGTGGCCCCGGCAGTCTGCAGGCCCGGCGCGGTTGCCAGGGTCTGAGCCAGAGGTCGCCCAAACTGCGACGTCGCGGGGAGCGCGCTGGCAATTTGCCGCGCGGCGGCGGTGCCTGTCATGGCTTCAGTGCCAGCGCGGAGGCCCGTCGAGAGAACCCGCTCCGGCCCTGTCTCCGGCATCGGTAGACCCGCGCGCGTCATCAGCTGCTCGGTCGCCTGCGACGGCAGGGGGCGGCGTCCGCCGGTCGCTGCGTTCCACGCGGAGACGGCGAGATCGGCAAAAGGCTGTGCCAATCCCGCCGCCGTCGCGCCTGCGATCGCGCCGGGGATCGCGCCCACGCCGGCCAGAGGCGCGCCCATCGCCGCGCCCATCGCTGCGCCCGCCGCCATCGGGCCAACGGCTCGAGCCGCCAGGCCAACGCCACGGCCCGCGTCGGCTGCTGCGGCTTCTATCGGCGTCCTGTTGAGCCTGCGCTCAAGCGCGAGGCGTTCGCGCGCCAGATCGTCCTCGACGTTCTCCGATGCCGACATGCCGAAACGCTGTGCGAGTAGCGCCCGCTCTCGGGCGATAAGTTCATCAACCGAAGTTCTGTCGCTCATTACCGCCCCCTATTCGACTGACGCAGGCGTGCGAGATATTCGGCTCTCTCGCGCGCGTTCATGTTCGTCGTGTCCATCTGCAGAAGATCCTGCGGGGACGCGGAACGGATACGGTCGAGAGTCGTCGGCTCATACGGGCGGAACTCAATCCCAGCCCTCTGCGCGCCCGGCCCTGCCGACGCGATCATGGCGCGCATCGCCGCTTCGCGAGATTGGCGCTTACGTTCAATGACTTCGGGGGTATCACCGGGGCGGGGGAAGTAGTTCTCGATTTCCTTCTGCATTTCTTCTGCGCCGATAACCGCGCCAGACTCCATTCGCAGATTGGCGCGCACCCAGTTTTCTTGCGCCTGCCTGTAACGCTGGCGGTCGGGAGATCGGAGAAAGTTTGCGGCGAACTCAGGCAAAACCATTTCGGTAACGCCCGGCCTTGACGCAGACGTGAAGTCCATCGGATCAACAACGCGCGCAGCCTCCACCATGCGCGTCGCGAAGCCGGTCGCCTTGGCCTGCATTTCATTGAGCGGCTGTTCGCCCTGGGGCCGCTGCGCGATGATTGGAGTAGCCCCCCCAGGCGGCGGCATTGCCGCTGCGGCTGGAGCCGCAGCAGGGGGCGCGGCCTCAGATGGTGCGCCAGAAGGAGTCGCAGGCGCGGCTCCGCCAGAAGCAGCAGCTGGCGGTACAGCCTGCTGGCTACGGAACCGCGGCAGCGGGATGCCTTCATCAATGGGCGGCCTCACCCATTGGTATTCCATCTGCTGGGTCTGCGGGTTCCAGGCAGTGACTTGGCGAGGGCCATAGAGAGCATTGAACGCCGTTAGATACTCTGGCGTCTCCGCGACGCTAGGGTCGCGCAGCGCCGCGTTTATCAGCGCCCGATCTTCGCCGGCCTGCCCCCCCTGCGGGCGTCGCTGCGTGAGCGCCACCAGATTGCCCGTCGCCGGGTCGCGCCGGTAGGCCACGTCGCCAACCGTGATGATGCCCTCGCGGTTTTGCGCGTCCCGAAGCTGCAGCGCGGTCAGGGCGCGCTGGTTCGGATCCTGCGTCAGCTGCTGCGTGCGGACCTGGCGCAGAACCTGGCTGACGGTGCGAGGGTCCATGCCGGCAAACTGCGTCAGCGGGAAGCCCGTCGCCTGCTGGAAGGCCGCAGGGTCACGCATGAGCTCGCCCAGGCGGCGCGTGTCCTCAAGCTCGGAACGGCGCTGCTCCATCTGCGCGCCCATGAGGCGGCGCTGAGAGGCGTTGTAGAGGTCGGTGTTCACGCCCGACGCGGCACCGCCCAGCTGGGACAGCAGCTGCGCCCGCTGCGCCGGCATGATCGGCTGGCCAGCCGCGAGAAGCGTGGCGCTGATGTTGGCCAGCGCGTTCACCGCCGCGTCGCGCACATCGCTGCGCGGCACGCCGTAGCGCGGATCAATCTGCGCCATCTGCTCGGGGTCGCCGCCCGTAAAGAAGTCCATAAGACCGACCATCGACTACCTCCTAGTCCAGCAGGCCGCGGCGGCGGCGAATACCAATCGGCTCGAAAGGCCGGGGACCAACAACCTGCGTGCGCAGCTGCGGCTGTTCGACCTGCTGCGGCCCGCCCAACTGCGACAATCCCAGAAAGCCGCGCTGCGCGCCACCTATACTGCGCATACGATCAGCCTGCGTGCGTTCCTGCTGCTGCTGTTCCTGCGCCTGCTCGGGCGTCAGAGGCGTCGCAGGGTCGACCATACCGGGCGCAAGGTAGTTGCCCAGACGGCGCAGGCCGGTGCCCAGATCGTTCCTGTAGACGGGGGCAGCAGGCGCCGGCGCAGGCTGCGGGTTGAAGGCGCCCGCATCGGCCATCGGGCCCGGCACGACGCCCGCAGATACGGGTGCGGGTTCCGCAGCCGGAGCGCCCAGACCCAGACGGCTTGCGAACTGGCGGCCGATCTCCGTGATCGGACCAACGCCGCCCGCGTTCTGCACCGCGTACCAGGGCTGCACACCGCGATCGCGCATACGCTCCAGCGAGAAGTCCACCTGCTGCCGCCAGTTCTCGGCCGACGGCGGCGCACTGAACCGCTGCTGGAACTCGTAGGCCATGCCGCCAGGTGCGATGGTGCGCGGGTCGCGGGAGCCGGAGAACAGTTGGAACGGCCCGAAGCTGTAGCCGCGGTTGTCGGCGTTGCCGAAGGTGGGCGACGACAGCGTGCGGAAGTTGAGCCCTTCACGGCTGGCAATGCCCAGCGCCATGTTGGGGTCGACGCCGAGTTCCGTCGCGCGGCGAAAGATGTAGTCCGCGATCGTCGGAATATCAGCCATTCGACATGGCCTTCCGCATGGGGCCGAAGCCGAGGTTCACCGCCTTGCGGCCGGCGACCTCGCGGACCTGCTCGGGGTACTTCTTCTCAATGTCCTGCGCCATCGGGCCGACGACCTTCGGGTAGGTCTTCGGGTCGCCCTTGTAGCGGTAGGCGTACATATCGAGCCCCGTCTCCTTGTCGCGCCCGACCTTCGTGATGTCGGTCTTCATGCGCTCGTCAGAGAAACCAAACAGAGGGGCCAGCGCGGCGGCGCCGGTGGCAGCGGAGCCCACCGCGCCCAGACCCTGCAGGAAGGCGTTGCCGCGCGGTACGAACTGCGTGCCGGTCGAGGTCGTGCTGTAGGGCGTGGCCGAGGTCGCGCCGAGACGCAGGTTGAGCATCTCGATCGGGTAGTTCTGCTGCTCCTGGAAGCGCGCGTAGGCCTCATCCAGCGCCGACTGCTGCATCGCCTGCCGCTGCGCGCCGATGTTCTCAAGCAGCGCCGCATCCAGCTGGCGCGACCGCTGGAAGTCGGTCGACAGCCCCGACAGTTGATTGGCCGCCGCCAGCCGCTGCTGCGCGCCCTGCAGGCCCGCCTGCTGGTTCAGCTGCTGCGCCTGCAGCATTTGCTGGGCATTGATCTGCGAGGCCTCGAGGTTGGCCCGCTGATTGGCCAGAGACGCCTGCAGCCCGCGGTCGACGTTGAACTGCCCCGTCTGCATGCCCGCCTGCTGGTTGGCCAGATTGGCCTGCTGCGCCAGCTGCGCCGACGTCGTGCCCGCGTCGAGGAATGCACGCTGGTTCGCAAGGCCCGCCTGCAGGCCCGTCTGCTGGTTGGCCAGCGCAGCCTGCTGGGCCAGCTGCGCGCTCGTCGTACCCGCCGCCAGGTTGGCCTGCTGGTTCGCCAGCGCCGCCTGCATGGCGCGCTGCTGGTCCGCCTGCAGCAAAGCCGAAGCCTGGTTGAAACCCTGGGACCGCAGGTTGGCCGAGAGCTCGCCGGCAGACCGCGCGGCCTCGCCCAGCGCAACGCCCTCCGCAATGCCCTGGCGCGAGCCGCCGAAGGCCCGCGCCTGCACCGCCTGGTCCCCGATGCGATTGACCGCCGTCTGCGTCGCACCCTGCAGCCGCGACAGCGCCGCGTTCTCGACGTTGTCGATGTAGGGGTTCATGTACGCGCCGACATTGCCCTGCAGGAAGTTGGGCGCCGTGATGTTCTGCGCCTCCACTCCGGCGCCTCCGATGCGCTCGGCGCCCACGCCCAGCGCGCGGACAGACGGCCCGGCCACGCGCTCAAAGCCCGTTTGGCCAGCGCCCACATTCATCACGCCCACCTGGGACGGCGCGACGAAGTTAGGGTTGTACTGCGCGACGTCGGAGGCCGTCTGGAAGGCCTGATTGAACATAGGCTGCGTCGCGCCGATCCCCGCCTGCGCGAACTGAAACGCCGCCTCCTGCTCGGGGGCAAAGCCCGCCGTCAGCTGGCCCTGGTAGGGCTGGAAGGGGCGGTTGCTGATCGCGTCAGCCCGCGCGAGGTTTTCCTGCGTGACGCCCTCAAGCCACGCGGGAAGCTCAGTCCGCTGGGTGACCGTCTGAGCACTCGGTGCGCTTCTGCCCATGGGGGTGGTACTCCATCATTATCATCCGCCGCTTCCAGCCCCTCGCCTTTAGGACCGGCTCGTAGCCCGGCCTGACGCAGGCCTGGCCATACTCACATCCCTGCTCCAGCGCCCACTTCTCCACCTGCGGCATGAGATCCATGATCCCGTCGAGTTGCCCCGCAGACAAGAAGAAATGAGCGTACTTGCGCCGTGGCGACTGCACGATCTCCGTGATGATGATCGCGCGGTCGTTGTGATGCGCCTGCATCTCCCCTCGGTCGAGGGCTTCGATGACGTCCTCTAGGGAGTGCGTGTCGCCGCCAAGTCGCAGCGCCTTCCGCATCCTAGTAAGGAGGAGAGCCCGATTGTCCAAGCGGCACCGCCGTGGTTGTCAGGTTCCCCGAGTTATCCACCGCAACTTTATACACAGAACCATTGGGCGCCAGAAGCAAAACCGAGTCGACCGCCTCGATCTTGTTCACCGTCTGGCCCAGGATCTGGTCCAGCGCCGACAAGGCCCGCGTGAAGTAGCCGGGATCGTAGGTCGCGGGCGCCGGAGGAAGGTTCGCCCTCATCGCGCGCCCTTCGGCACGAAGTCAATCCGCATCTGGCCAATGCTCCACTCTGCGTCCTGCGTCGCGGCGATCTTGATGCGGAAGTCGCGGCCTGTCACGCGCACATCCGTGTAGCCGTCAGAACGCGGGTTATAAGGCCCCGACGTCGTCTCCGCGCCCTCCGGGGTGAAGGACGAAAAGAACGTCAGTTCCGTGCTGTCGTAGCCGTAACCGCTATCCGTCAGCGCCTGGCGCACGAAGGAGATCGACCCGCCGTCGCGCAGGTTGACGGACCCCGTCTCCGCGTAGCGATCCGTCTGGATCGGGGCGCCTGCGGCAGTCCAGCCGTTCTCCTGGTAATACACCTCGTTCAAGTCGTCGGTGGCCAAGGGGTACTTAAACACGCCCGCGCTGCAGGCCGCCGTGCGCGTCATCGTGTTGCCGATGCCCCACCAGCCCTCTTGGAAGTTGTAGTAGACGGAGAGGTTCGGCACCGTAGACCCCTGCGACGGGAACCAGAACCAGACTTCCGGGAAGGTGCCGTTGTCGGACCCGTGCGCGTAGAGCGGGCCAGAGTTCGGGTCGATGTTGTCGAAGACGTAGGCCCCGACATCGCACGCCAGCGGCTTCACGACGCCGCCGTCGTACATCCAGAAGCCTTCCTTCCCCATCCAGATGCAGCGCCCAGCCGTCACCGCAAAGGAGCGCGGCGACATCAGGCCGCAGCCGAAGCCGATGCGCTCGATCGAGTAGACGTAGGGCAGGCCGATGAAGCGCATCAGCCACGCTTCGCTCTCGGTCCAGATCAGCGTGCCCTCGCGTACGGGCGCAGCCATGACCAGCAGGCTCTCCGTGTCGAGATCCAGGAAGCCCGCCGTGTTCACCGCCGACGCGAAGTCCCAATCCGTGTAGTTCTCGCGCGAGCTCCACCCGACCCGGCGCGGCACCCCGCCAACGCCAAGAAGCACGGCGTGGCGCTCGGGCGTGACGATTACGGCGCGGTTGCTGATCGGGATCACCTTCGTCGTGGTGACGCTGCCGCCCGTGCCGGTGATGTTGGTGCCGGAGGAGGAAAAGGTGAAGTTGACCGTCTTCGGGTTCGGCACCCCCGTGACAATCTGAGTGCCGTTAAAGCTGCTCACCGAGTTCCCGGAGATGACGACACTTTCGCCAACCGTGTACCCGTGGTTGTCCACGGTCGTCACCGTGGCGACGTTCGACACCCGCACGATGGTCGAGATCACGCTGGTGCCGACCGGCGAGGCGGTGGGCTCGCCCGTGTTCCAGTGCAGCAGCCGCCCGTCGCTCGACGAGACGGCCAGGAGATCCTCGCCCCAGTTGTCGAACGTCCAGGAGAAGGACGGCGTAAACAGCAGGCTCGCCGGGCGCCGATCGGCCACCGGCAGCGCCGCCGTGCCGCCGCTGGAAGACGCATTCGCCGCCGTCTGCGCGTAGGTGAACGTCGTGGAGGACGGCACACTGGCGATCGTGAAGGTGCCGTTGAAAGACGCGTCCGTCACGCCCGCGATCAGCACCGACATGCCGACCGGAAAGCCGTGCGCGGCTGCGGTGGTGATGGTGACGACATTCGTCGCCCGCACCGCCGTGGCGATGCTCACCTCGGCGGAGTCGAGGCCATACAAAAGCTCGCCATAGTCGCTCGCGCCATAGGCGCCATACAGGCCGATATCCGGCTGCACATAGCCTGCCGGGGTGACGTCCAGGTAAGACGAGCCGTCGAGGACGTAGAGGTTGTCTTCGGAGCCCAGCACCGCATAGGGCAACCCAGCTTGGCTCGACCAAGTGAAGATAGCGCGGCAGGTGCTGGCCAGAGGCGAGCTAGTGATGCGCTGCCAGCCGCCCACCGGCAGCAGCTTGCCGGAGCGCCAGCGCACCAGGTTCGCGTCCCAATACCGCCCCTTCACCTGCAGCGGCGTCGCAGGCTTCACCACACCCGGCGGGAGATTTAGAGCGGCAAGGGGCATTTAGGCCATCTCCTCTCCGCGAGACATACGCGCGGCGACCGCCTCCACGTCATCCACGCGCCGGGTCCAGCCGCGGCCAAAGACCTGGAACGTCGGCAAGCCGCGCAGGAAGGCCTGGCGCGCCTCGCTGTACTCCTCAATGAACCCTTCGGCCCCCTCGGCGCAAGCGGCTTTGATGGCCGCCAGCGTCTTAGGCCCGATGGCACCGTCTTGCGTTACACGCGCAACTGCCTGGGCAAAGAGAATAGCGCGCCTTGGGCCGGAGTTCACGGCGCAATCGAACACGGCGTAGTCCACGCCCGCCGGGAGCTCGTCCGCACGCACCGCGTCCCAGTACCGGCGGCGGTAGATGTCGGCCAGCGTTTCGTCGCTGATCGCGCGGAGCTCGTCCTTCGTCACCTCGCGCCCCAGATGCGCCTCGAGCGTGCGCTTCGTCACGCCCTTCATGGTCGCGCCGCCAGGATCCGCCGGGTGGTCGGCCCAGCCGCCTTCGTGCTTCAGCACGGCGGCCAGCGCGGCGTCGAAATTGCCCTTCATCGGTTTACCTTCAGCACTTGGTTCAGCTGGTCGGTCTTCTCGCGCGAGCCCGCAGAGGAGCCGAAGTAGTAAGAGACGATCGCGCCCCAGGCCGTCCCCAGCGTGCCCAGCATGACCAGCAGCGCCTCGCCGCCCTGCACCGGCAGGCCGTAGGCGAGCATGTAACCAAGGACGCCGAAGAAGCCCACCGTGACCGCAGCCGCCAGAAGGCGCGGCGTCATGTCTTTGGTCTTCACCTCGCGCTCGCGTGCGCTGCTCCGATCGCCCGCGTCGATGCGGTGAAGGTCGATCTCGAGTTCCCGCATCCGCACGGCGAAATCCTGCTCCGCCGTCTTCAGCGCCAGCAGTTGCTCGGGTGTGGCGTTCTTCGCAGCCTCGACGAGCTCCTGCTCGGTGCCGTCAGGCTTGCCCAGCAGCGCCTCAGAAATGGCGCGTGTGGCCATGCCTGCAAGCGGCCCGCCGACAGCGGTGGCGATAGACGGCGCGACCGTCCTGACAAGCGCGAGAAGGCCCTCCATTATTCCCGCTCCTCCGAAGCCCGCGCCAAGCGCAGGCCACCAAGCAGGCCGACGAGAGCGCCGACGATCGTCGAGAAGGCAGGCCCAAGCACCTCGAAGATCTTGTCGTTGTTCACCTGCGGATCGAACAGGCCCGTCAGCAGCACGAACACCATGGCGAGCATGACGGCGGCGAGCGTGTAGATGGCCACCAGCAGGATGTGCCGCTGTACCGCCTGCATCACTTGTCGGCCTTCCGCTCAAGGCGCTCAAAGATCGCCCGCACCATGTCCTTCAGTTCCTGCACGTCTGCCCGATAGTCGTCCTTGCCAACGAACTTCGTGCGGAGCTCCTTTTCGATTTCCCGCATATCGGCTTGGAGAGCGCGAACGCTCTCCCAGATGACCTTCAGCAGCCAGCCTATCGCCGCACCGCAGACCCCGACAAGGATGTTGTAGAGGTCTTGGGCCACCTAGGCGGGCGCCCACGGCAGCGGCGGCGCGACGACCGGAGGATTGATCTGCGCGGCGATGTTGGCCGCCAGCGCGGCTTCGATCTGCGCGGCCTGCTCCGACCCGAGAGCGCCCTGCACCCAGCCGACCACCTGCTGCTGCGTTAGGTCGGCGTAGGGCGTGAACCCCGCCTTCGCGTCGTAGGTGAGGCCAACAGTGCCGTAGGCGGTAGCGGTGTAGTCGCCGTCCGCCGCATTGATGCGCCAGTGAACCGTGAACACGACATCCGGCTGGCCGTCGCGCTGCGGGTAGCAATCAAGCTGCTCGATCACCCAGGTGTAGGTAGGCATTAGCGGTTCTCCAGGTTGGCGATGCGGGCCTCTGCGGCTTCCAGTTTCGCGGTGAGTTCTTGAACGGCCTTGGTCAGCACCGGGATGAGCGTCTGATACGACACGCTCATGTACTCCGGTCCTTGATGCACGACGCCTTCTACGTAAGGTTGGTCGGCCAGCGCCTCTTGCAGTTCCTGGGCGATGAAGCCCGGCTGAAGGAAACGATCCTTCGACCAGCTTTCCTTGTAGCGGAACTGCACGGGCCGAAGCTTGGCAACGACATCTAGGCCAGAAGCGATGGGGGAAATGTCGTCCTTAATGCGCGCGTCGGAGCCGTTGGTGTAAGCGCCTGCGCCCCACACGCCCGTGCCGTTGACTTGAAGATTAAAAGCGCCCTGGTCAGTCGTCCCGGCGATGTAGACTTCTCCATCAGAGGTGATCCGCATGCGCTCGGACGCGCCGGTATGGAATGTCATCGGCAGCAAGGTGCCTGTGCCAAGCGCCCCAGAGCGGACAGATGCCTCTGTTGTTCCAACGCGCAGCACCATCACGGAGGCATTGTTGGGATCAGACGAGTTGAAAGCGAAGAAGTCGGACTGAGTGTTGGTGCCGTTCGGTATGACCGAAAAGGACGTAGAGGCGTTGGCCGTGCTGGTCTGAAACGCCACGCGGTTCGCAATCGTCGCGTTGCTGAAGTCGCCCGTGATGCGGCGAGCCGTGCCGGTGATAGCGACATTGCCGTTTACATCGAGAGGCGCTGTGGGGACTGTAGTGCCGATGCCGACGTTCCCGCTGGCGTCGATCCGCATGCGCTCGGAGCCATAGGAAGTATTGACGCTGTACGCATCTTCCCCGGTGCTGCCGGTATGAAACGCGATTGCTGTGGGCATAGCGGTTGCAGACGTAAAGCTGCCTTCCGCAACGCCAGTGATAGAAGCGGCATACCGGACTTTACTTGGCTGATATGTGGTGTCAGTTCCCCACTGGCCGCCAAAAAGTACGTTGCCAACCCTTACGCCGGACGCGATGGCTGTCCCATCAGCGCGCCGAAACGCCGCCGCGAACCGGGTACCGAACGATTGGTTCGCGTCTTCGCGATAGCCGACACCCTCAAACACAGGCACGCCGCCTGACCCGGCCCCAGGACTGACAATCTGGATCCCATCGTTGACATCGCCAATGCTAATCGAGAGTTTCTTGGCAGGCGACGACGTACCGATGCCTACGTCGCCAGCAGCGGTGATCCGCATGCGCTCGGTGTTGTTGGTTTCTAGGCGGAATGGGTGATTTGTGACGGTCCCAATAGCACCGGCACCTGTCGCATCTGCCGCATTTAGTTGTGTTTTTACGCCACCAGTGGACAGTAAAGATGCATAAACATTCGCCGCCCCAGCAATAGACAGCCTTTCACCTGGAGACGCAGTGCCGATGCCGACGTTGCCGTCAGCGGCGATCCGCATGCGCTCAGTCATCGAAGCCGCACCATCAGCGGTGGTGGAGAAGATCAACCGCCCCGGCATGTCGTTGGTGCCAGGGGTGCCATCAACCTCGGCAAAGATACCTGCGCCAGGAAGGTATGTAGTGCCGTCGTAAAAATCAAAACGAAGGATTTGATTGTCGTTATTTAGCACAGTAGTCGGGCTTGCCGCCGTCCCGTTAGCGCGCCGACCAACGAATCCCGTCGTGCTGCCAAAGCGAGTGTTCCGGACGAAGCTGGTGCCCGACACATCAAGGGCTACCCCAGGCGCAGATGTACCGATGCCGACGTTGCCGCTGGCGTCCTTGTAGAACTGCCCGCTGCCAAGGTTCACGATCGAGTTGTCGCCCGTGAAGCCGTTGATCGCCGGGTTCGTCAGCGTCTTGTTCGTCAGCGTCTGCGTGCCGGTGGTGCTGACGATCGTCGCGCCGCCCGCAGTCGCCGCAGCCGGCAGCGTGACCGTGCCCGACGCCGTCAGCGTCCCGGCCACCGACAGCGTCTTCCCAGACCCGACGTTCAGACCGACCGACGTGCCATTGCCCGCCGCAGCAAACAGCGCGTCGATCTTTTCGAGGTCGGTGTTCAGCTTTCCGCCCCAGGTGTCCCGCGAAGCGCCGACCTCCGGCTTCGTCAGGTTGAGGTTCGTCGTAAAGCTATCAGGCATCCGCGCCTCCTAGTTCAGCTTGTCCCACGCCTGGGCAGGCGTCGGCTTAGGCGTCCACGTCTCGCCGGCCACAGGGACCGGAACCCAAGTCTCGGGGGCCACAGGCTCGGGCTCCCACAGAAATCTCGCGCTTGCCGCCATCCCCGACGTCACGACAATCGCCTCGGTGGCGAAGCGGACCCGCCGCACCTGGGCGGTGAAGGAGGAGACAAGCTCAATCCTTTCTACCGCGCTGAAGGTGGCGTTTCCAGACGAAACCATCCCCGACTGCGCGGCGATCATCTCCGCCCCCAGGCGCACCCTCTGGCCGTCCACCGCCATGGCGGCGGTCAGGGTGAAGGTGGCGTCGGAGAGGAAGGCGACGTAGCCGTCCGCCGCAGCGTCCGACGTGCTGGCCGCCGTCGCAGCCACCTGGCGCACTCTCTGGCCGTTGAACGCGGCCCCAGAGGCCACGGCAATCGTCTCAGAGGCCCCGCGCACGCTCTGACCGGCGGCGTCCATGTCGGACACCAGGCTGATGGTCGCCGCCGCGAGCTCGGTATTGGCCGCGGCGGCCATCATCGAGGAGGTGATGGAGTCGAGGAAGGCCGCGAAACGCACCCGCGTCCCGCCGGCCACCATGTCGGACGACGCGGCAGCCGTAGCCGCCGCGCTGGCCCGCTTTACCGCGGCAAACGACGCAGCAGACGAACACGCGAAGGTGGCGCTGGCGTCGAGGACGTACCCCGCGCCGTATAGCCCCTCGCCGTAGTCTGCTACGCCGTAGTCGGCCATCTATCAGTCCAGCGTCACGTCGAGAGAGCCGGCGTTGAAGCGCAGAACGTCGCCGCTGTCGATCGTCTTGGAGGTGGTGAGGTTGGCGTAGGCGAGCATGTTGCCCGACGTCGACGCGTCGAAGATCGCCGCAGCCACCACCGTGCCCCAGTTGGCCGTCGCGGTCGGAAACTCCACCGCCACGCTGTTGCTGGCCTCGGTCGGCGCCGTGCCGGAGACAGTGAACGTCACCGCCTGGCGCGCGTAGGAGCCGCCCGACACCTCGGTGCCACCGCCACCCTCACCGGGCGCCACCGTGTAGAGCGCGATGAACCAGGAGGTGGGACGAGTGGCGCTGCCGTTGGTCAGCAGCCACGTCAGAACAAGGTTTTCGCCGTAATTGGAAAGCCCGGACATTAGTAGAACCTCCTGGTGCGAGCCACCAGCGGGGAGCCGCTGGTCAGTGACTTCTGAGCCTCATCATTCAACGCCTGGACACGCTGGCCGTAGAAGGAACCAAACACAGCAATGCGCTGGTCGTCCACCAGAAACGGCGCCGCGTGCGTCAGCGCGCCGTAGAGGTAGACGTCGGGCGCCTTCGACAGCAGCCAGTTGGTCGTGTTGGCGTTGGAGAGGGCCGGGATCTTGCCGTAATAGACCATCTCGATTTCGACGTCGTCGGTCGGCGGCGGGACGAGCTCGATCGCGCCGTTCATGAGGGAGTAGGCGACGACCCTGTCGTACCGCTGCTCCTTCACGATGATGTCCGCTTCGTCCAGCGTGACAAACCGCAGCGGGCTCGTCCCGTCCACGATCTGCAGGTTGACCGCCTCGAGCCAATCGCCCGGCAGTTGCACGAACTCGGCATCACTAAGCGCCTCGGCCCGGATGATCTGCTCCCGGCAGCGCAGGCGCGTGTTCAGATCCGCTTCGACGAACTGAATGAAAAGCGGGATCTGGGCGACCAGATCCTGGCGGTTCAGATAGTCCGCGATGGCGCTCTGCAGCGTGGCGTAGTTCGTGATCTGCGACATCAGCTTTTCATCCAGTGAGTTCTGAATGGACGCGCCTCGTCGCTCGCCAGCCACTTACGCATGGCGGCCCGATCGTCGAGGATGCCCTTCTGCTTCAAATCCAGGTAGACCATCATGGGCAGGCTTGCGACCTTGACCATGTCCCCGCTCCGCTGGGTGCGGGACGTCTCGTTCATCTCGGCCCGTGCGCGCTCGGCAATCGAGTCGATGTTGCACGTCGTCTCAAAGATCAGCTTCTGATCCGGCGTGATGTGCATCTTCTGCAGCGTGCCGGTCAGGCTGTCGTAGGAGAGATTGAACGACGCAGGAGCGTATTCGTCAGCCATCAAACGTGTCTCCAATGCTTGCCAGAGCGGATCAAGGAGACAGTGGCTTGGCTCACGCCATACGTCTCGGCCAACTCCACGCCTTTGCGATTGCTGGCGCGGATTGCCCTGGCTTCGTCCTCAGTGAGTTTTGCCCTGTGGTTCAAAGAACCGGGCTTGATCTGTGTCCGCCTTCCGCGGTCGATGCAGTCCTTGGTGTTCTGCTTCGGGTTGCCGGGGTACAGATGCTCGGGGTTCACGCAAATCGGGTTGTCGCACCTGTGTAGCGCCTGTGCCCCTTCGGGCAGGCTATGCGCTCTCTCGCACACAAGTCGCGTGACGCGGACAGACTTCTTTGTCCCGTCCGTAAGGCTTCCAACGGTAATGCGCGGATAACCATCAGCGGCGCACGCCCCTGTCCACAGCCAACAGCCGCTATTCGGCTCCGGCAGCGTGTACTTTGCTATGCGCTCATCGACAGTCATTTGCGTTCTCCGCGCAATCGGGGAGGCGCCCGAAGGCGCCTCCCTCTTTACTCACGAAGGGATCAGATTGGCGATCACGGCATGCGCGCGCTGCGAGCGGACACGCAGGCCATATTCGACGACCATCTCCTTCTTGTCGCTGTCGCCCGTCTTCGCGATATCGAAGGTGCGGAACGGACGCAGATAGGACACAGACGCGTACTCCGGGTCCAGCACGAAGGCGAAGTTGCCCGGCTGGAAGCGGTTCGGGACGATGGCCACCTCACCGAAGTCGGAGAGGTACACGTCCGCCGTCGCCACGATCGCCACCGGCTTCACCTGGTTGTAGGTGACGCGGTTCGGCGCGATGCCGACGAAGCCGGAGGCGACCGTCTTGTTGTAGGCGTTCACCATGAACACCTTCGGGTCGCCACCCTCGGTCCAGACCTGCTGGATGGCCGTCTTGAGCATGCCTTCCGTCAGGGCGACGTCGGTCGAGGTCGAGAGGCCGGTCCAGGCGGTGGACGGGTAGCCGTTACCATTCGCGCCAGACATGGCGGACACGGTCGCCGCATTGGCCTGGTAGTTGTACAGCAGCCAGGTCGGCAGGCCGGCGGTCTTACGCGCAGTGGAGTTGTTACCGGCCACACCAGCCTGGTTGCTAAGGAGGATGGCCTCCATATCGCGCTTCAGTTCCTTCGCCTTCTTGGCCGTCTCGTAGGCCATCAGCGTGCGCATGCCGGCGGTGTTCACCGCGTCGGCCGTGCCGGAGACAGAGATCACCTTGCGCGAGATCTGCGTATAGTTGGCCACGCGGACAGTCGCCGTGAAGTCGGCGTCGCCAGCGTCGGCGCCTTCAATCACCGCGTTCGTGGTGTCAGCGCCGGCCAGCTGGTCAGTCTGCCACTCGAAGTAGGTGTTGTCCGCGGTGTCGCGGCCAATGTTCGACATCAGCGGGGTGTCGACCGGCGAGATGTCGTAGATGATGTTGGACAGGTCTTCGCGGATCGCGTTGACGTTGTCGTAGGTCGTTGCCTTGCTAACGGAGGGCATGGGTTATTTCCTCTGATCGAGTAGACCGAAAAGCCTCGCGGCGTCGTCCGCGCGGCCCGTTGCTTTGAGACGCTGTCTCATTCGCTGAACGTCGGTCGCCTGCTTCGGAGAAGCGGCATTCGATCCGGCCCGCATCGGCTTCGGTCCCTGCGCCTGCGTAGGCTTGGGCCGGTTGGCGATGAGGGCGTCGTATCGACGCGCCTTTTCAAGCACCAGGACCGCTCGCGGGTCATACGCCTGCGCCAGTTCTTCGTCCGAGTAGCCGACCGTGCGGCCATACTCACGAAGGTTGCTGCGCGCCGCGTCCCACTTCGCTGCGTCCTTCCACTCCGGCATCTTCTCGAGGAGGAACTGCCGCCCCTCTTCGACCTGCTGCCGCAGTGCTACTTGCTCCTGCTGAGATGCAATTGCGGCCAGACGTTCCTGTTCGGCTCTCGTCGCGGCCAGGCGGTCCTTGTAGTCGCGCCACTGCTTCTCAACGATCGGGAAGTTGAGCGGGTCTTCGCGGTGCAGCTGTTCCCAGTTCGGCTCCTGCGGCTGGAACTGCTCCAGCTGCTGTCTTAGAGCCCCGAGAAGTTGGCCGTACTGCGCCCTCTCCACTTCCACTTGCTGGCGATCCGCTTGGAATGCCACAGCCTCGTCACGAAGCCGCTGCATCTTCCGCGAATAATCGGACTGCCTCTGGTAGCCGTCCAGCGCCTCCTTCAGCGTGA